CCTTTGTGTATCTTGTATCTACTGCTTCTAAATCAACTATGTATATTGTCATTTTTCTTCGTAATATCCTAACACTGCCAAACCAATAAAAAAGAACGATGCGAACATAAACATATCGCTCACGAACTCATCTCCACCGGGTAAACCAGGCATTGGCATAAACCAAGCGAAGCCTACGAGACAGATACCTCCTATTGTTCCAAATAGTAACCACATAATTCTACTTTGTGTAGACTGTGTGACTTCCGTTTTCACCATCTTCACTAACATCTATTTCAATATCTCTATCAGGATATCTTTTGTTTATTTCAGTGTATAAATCATCACTTATCATTTCGCAAGATTTATAATCTAATTGTAAAGTTTTTTCTGCATACAATTTCTCTAACCATCTCTTGAATTGAATAAACTCTATATCTCTGTCATCATGGAATACTTCTATTCCTACTTTGAAATGAAAGATGTGTCTGTGAGGATAGCCAAGAAATGAAACATCATATTCATCACCAGTTGCTAGTTTTGGATCATCCAACGCCGCTGGATATTTGTGAATACCTTCTTTTCTAAATGTTACCCATATATTTGTTTTTTTATTCATATATTATTATAGCAATTTTAGTCGTCGTTGTCAACGTCAATTACCGTATCTCCTACATATTCAGACCAATCAGTGTAGTGCATATGTTCTGTGATCTGTTTTAAGTTTTTACTCCAAACACCTGTGTTTGAATGTCCCCACGTCACATCATCAATTTTCAGTGTTGTGTTTTTATTCAACTTGTATATGTTTGGTATTTTAGCACTTACCATTGGAATGAATCTTTCATATTTCATTAGTCCTGTATCTGTCACTGTTTCGATATATTCTATACCAAAGTCTAGGGTCACCCAGTACTTGTCTTCTAATAATTCCTGTATCACAGTCTTAAATTTTTCGTTGCCATCATAACTTTGACTTGTTCCAAAGTATATGTGTTTGCAATTATGATGATCAGCCAGGTCTTTTATTTCTTTTGAGTCCCGTGTGCCAACAACAAAAAGTGTTCTAAAACCTTTTGCTATTGTATTTTCTATTTCATCACCAACGAAGTATACAACTTGTTTTCTTTTGTTTGTGTCTAAAGCCATTCAATATATCCTCTGTTATAACCTGGCATTCTTTGATTGCCTTCTTTGAAAGCATCTTGCCATTCTGTTTCTCTCTCATATCCTTTGCTCCAAAATCCGCTTATATCTAACGCACCTGTTTCAATCATTTTTACTGCCATCTTCATACATCTTTGAAAATCTTTTTGTCTTGGACTTGGAAATATCACTGTTGCCGCATTCCATAATAGTTTGTCAAACGTTGTTGTGATGCCATTTGATTTTTCAGCACCCAGCACTACCAAACCCTGTGGCATTACTAAATCTTGTTTGAATACTTCATCTCTTGTGTTAAGATCAACAACTATATCATAAGGTCCATCTACCTTGTCTTTTAATTTGTCTTCCCACAGTTCTTTGTTGCTACTGCCTAACACATCCACATCAAAGAAATAATGTGCATTTAGATATTGATATACTACCCATGCTAGAAAGCCACTGCCAATTATTAAAAGTTTAGCACCTTTAACATTACGTTTTTCAAATTGCATTTCATCTTGCATAACAACATTTAAACCACAAGCCACTGGTTCAATGATGTATTTAGGGTCAAGCCTTGGAACTTTTACATAAGTTCCTGCACGGGCATTGTATTCATCTGCGTATGCAGGCTCTCCTCTTGTTGCAACTAAATCTCCTTCTTGCACGTCTTTCACATCTTTACCACACTCTAGCACTTCGCCAAGTCCTTCATGTCCTTGCATTTCCAATGGTAAAGGACCAAACTTTCCATTCATCATATCTATGTCACTTCTGCACACACCAGTCATTTTTGCCTGTACACGTATTTCATTGTCTTTTATGTCTGGCAATTCGAATTCTTTTTCTGCAAAAGAACCATTACCTTCAGTGTAAAGTATTTTCACGGTCTTCACTTAATAACTCCTGTATCCATAAATCTATTTCTATTTGTTTGCTCCAAAACATTTCATCTTCTTGATGTATAATTGCATTACGTATCATTTCCTTGTATGCATTTTCAGGACATAATCCTAATTGCACTGATTCGCCATTGCTTTCTCCATTTTTATAAAAATGCATAGCAACATCATCTCCAAACGGACTTTTCCAACTTGCCATCAATATAAAAGTTTTATCACCATTGGATAAGACCATTTCCGTTTGATCGGGCACATTGTATACTCCATCCTTGTTTATCTTTCCATAATCAGTGCTAGTGCAATCTTTCAATGTATATTTTTGTTCTGTTGTAAATTTTTTTACACTATAATCTTTGTATGTCGGTCCAGCCATTGCAACAAATAAACTTATTAGATGTGGCAGTAGATCCTTTTCTACTCCTCCCATTGCAAATTTTTTATCTGTAAACCAAGTACCAGGATTGGGTATCCTATCCTTATTGATCCAGTTTATTTGTATGACATCGCTTGTTAATGACCTGTCATACATCTCTTTGATGTTATCACGCCACATATTGTTTTTTGTCATCATAAATTTTGTAGGTTTGTTTAGATTGTTTAATATACGCCAATGATTTGTTGATTCAACTCCTGGCTTTTCTATAAAAACAATTTTCGTATGTGGAGCAACTTTCTGTGCTATCTTGAAATGCAAATGGTTAGGCACACAAATATGAGCAGTATCAAATGGACTGTGTGTTGCTAGAGCAGTTGTTAATTCAATAAAGTCGGCTTTTTTAGATTGATCTCTGTCCACAGTGATTACGTCATGCCCCATACCTGTAAGGACATCCTTGTATAACTGACCAAATCCCATACCAACTATTAAACTTTTCATCTTTCTATCGATCTTTTCATATTATCCAATTGTGTTTTTAAAAACAATTTAATTTTTTTAAATTTTACTAATATGTGTTTACCGTCCCAACTTCTGTCATAGTCACGTTCTGCTTCCATTTCTACAACTTTCTTTTTGTACCAGTCGTATTCTTTCTGCACTGCCTTTATCTTTTTACTTCGTACTTTTGCCATATTATACCTCCTCGAATAAGTTTCCAAATTGTGTAGAAGCATTCACAGTTTTCTTACCTGTTGCTCCTCTTGTTCCTATAATTGACATCCAGAATCTACTAAACTCTTCAATGACTGCGTTTGCCTCATCTCTATCGCTTGTGGCAAATATTGCATTTACAATATCTTTAAATGCAATCCTATCAAACTTTTCTTCTACTAACATATGAGGATTGATTCCTTTGTCATATGCTTCATTGGCTTCTTGCACTGCCTTGATATGCATCCAAACATTGTGCGCCATTTGTAGTGTGTAACTAAAACTATCCCAACTTGTTTTAGGATCATTTTTCATTTTGTTTAAATCACCTGGATTGTAGCAAGTAATATCTTTCAACATTAATCTTTCACTTACAGGACTATCTCTAAATGCAGGAAATATGCCTTTGTCTAATACAGCCTCTTTAAATGGTCTAGTATCTTTTGCAAATGCTTTGTCATCTGCACTAGGCATCATTCTATAGACCCATTTCTTTTTGTCCTTAATTTCTATATCTGTGTACACTTGTCCATTTGCACTTGCTAGGAAAGGACTTGCACAATCAAATGTAATCATAAAGTTTTCATTATGATACTTTCTAATTGCTCTTTGTACATCTGTCAATAGCACTGCCCATTCCAATTTACTTGTACCTAAGAAGTGCATTACATCATGTTTGCCTTTTTCAAGCAATCCATCAAATCTTAATGCAACCAAACGTTTTAGTGCCAAATGTATATCGCACATATTTTGTCCGCCCATTGCCCAACCGTTGAAGTGATCTGTATATTTCTTAGGATCACAATAATCTTTCATTTGAAGATACCAATCATCTGCTTGTTGGAAGTTTTCGCCTTGAAGCACATTTAAGAACTTGCAATTACCATTTCTGTTCTTCATAAAGTAATCATTGTTTATTCTTGTGCCATCAACTGCTTCTTGATAAGAATTGATATTACTTGCTTTTGCGCCTTGAGGAGACCGCGACACCCAAGCGGGAATATCAAGTATCATACCATAGTCCATATTTCCGTCCATGAACTCAAGCACCTGTTCTCTTTTCTTTTTGGCTTTAGGACAAGTTGGATCTTTCCAATCTCCTTCCCAAACACCTTTACCAATCTGGAAACCACCCGAATCACCTAGCACCCAATTATCTTTTCTATCTCTGTTTCTTATGATATCATCTCTCACAGAAAAGTGTTTCATATTCAAGTCGGCGTGTCCTGCCGAATATAAATGCCACTTGTAATAGAAATAAGTGTCCTTTGGTTTCATATAGTTTAAACCTTCAACGCCATGTTCAAAGTTTTGCGGAACTCTCTTAGGCAAGATGTAATCTTCTTCATGCCTTGCCTTACCTAAGTCCCTAGCAAAGAAACTGCTCATAGCAGGAAGGAACGTTGCGTAATCCTTCTGCTTGTCAGTTAAACTATCTGTTGGTATCTTCTTATCCATATACTACTTTGTTTGTGCAGGCAGTATGTAATCATATTGACCAATGCCACTATCTACACTTATTTTCATTGCTCCTTGATCTGATATACTCATTTTGATTCTACCATCGAGACTCAATATACTAATAACTTGTTGTATAGGCCAACTCCAAGAATTTTTTAAATCACTGGATACGTTAGTTTCAAATATAAAAGAACCTGCGTGTGAGTTTGCGTCACCAAAGTAAAATACTAAATTATTGTTTTCAGTTTTTACTGTGAACACAGTTTCTTCAACGTGTGCCGCCGCTTGTAGTTTTAGTCTAGCAATCGCCGCCACTCTTGGTTCAAACTCTATGTCCCAAGTTGTTCCTTTAAATTTCACAGATTTTAATTTTTCATTTATGATTTCAGTGCTCATAAATCTGTAATCATTTTTAAAATCCTTTCCAGCATTCTCGAAGTGAATGTGTGTTGGAATAGTTTTGCCATTTCTTTCCGCTGACTTAACTTCTATCTTTGCGTCCTTTTGATATTCAGGACATTTCAAGTGAAGTGCCAACTTATCTAAGTTCGGCATACCAAACACACCATCAAATTCATTAACTTTGTTGTTTGTGTTTGCTGATAGTATCACTGATCTATCTTCAGCCATACTTTCTATTTTTGTTTGTTCCTCATTAGACACTTTAACTAAACTTAAAAAGCCTAGCGAATGTGTATGAGCAACTATGTCTTGTAAGATGTCTTTCATTATTTTCTCCTCATAGTTACATTATATTTAGGTTTTGGCGAAAAGTCAATCACGAATCCTATCATCTTTTCTTTACTCCAAAACGTTTATATGCCTTTTGGACACTCTTTGCCTGGAAATAACAATCAGCAAGTGCATTGTGCAAATCCATTTGTATCGATTTCCTTGGGTCTTCAGGTAGCATACCAAATAGTGTTCTACTATCTCGTATCTGCCAATAGTTCCAAGGCACAGGCGTATTCAATTGTGCATATAAATTTTGTAAGATTGCGTAGTCAAATAATGGACCTTGACACCAAAGTTCATCTAGTCCTACACACCATTTGTTAAGTTGTCTAACAAATTCTGTTAATTGCACTCTGTCCTCATCTCCGAGTGCTTCATTTCTAATTTTTTCATCTTGTTTTGCCCACCACTCTAATGTTCCTTGATCGACATGACGATCCAGTTCGCTTTGCTCGTCAACATTCAATCTTAGATATAATCCGCTATGTGGTTCTACATCAGTATATGGATCAAATTTAATTGCTCCTACTGTCAACACGGTAGCGTCTGGTCTAGTGCTTAATGTTTCCAAGTCTATCATTCCGTGTGTAGCCATCTATCCTCCAAAGTCAAATAAGTTGTTGAATGTGTTTTTGCTTTCAGTCGACTTGATATCCCAACCAAGTACTCCCAATAAATTTCCTAGTTTGTTATCTATAAGTGTGCTTTCCATAGCATCGTTATCAAACGGAAGTTCTTTGAACCAATTTGGTATGTGCATTTCATCTGTTGGGTACGCAACAGAAGTATACTCCAATGGATTCTTTTTTAGTTTACACACAATAACTTTCATACCATCGTGTATTTCCATTGAGTATTTGTCACTATGCATTTTCTTTAAGTTGTTCCAATTTAAACTTGCTCTCACGTGTCCAGGCATATTTGCTTTTCCTAGTCGTGCTTCTTTTTTAGCATACTCTTGAATATTGTTTGCTCTACGTGGTGATCCTTTTTCCCAACCAGGTCTTTGCTTGAATTCATTTCTAAATTGACTTATCCTATCCAAAACTTCTGCTTCGGTCTTTTTAGTCAATACCATCAGCAATAATTCATTTAAGAAGTCTTGTATGAACAAAGGAGTATCTGATCTTTTCAAATCAAGGCCCATTGCTTTTATTTTGCCAGGCTTATCTTCAACGTCTTGTCTGTAACCTTCCAAGTCATAGATCAGTATCGCATATCTTTTCTTTGTTATGAAAAGTCCTGTCTCGGCAACAGATTCTCTACCTGCCTGTATAACCTCTGCTCTGCTTTTCAAACAATGGAAAGCCTCTGCCATAAACTTTTTAAAACTGCCATTAACTTCTTCACACACCTGATCATATAACTTTATTACACTTTCCTTAGTCCAAGGTATACTGCCATCGTTAATTTCTTTTTTCAATACTTCATACGCACTAAAATAAGCGGAGTCTGTGTCACCATATATAATTGCTTTGCCAACATGATTGTATTCACCTGTGATCACTTCATTAATTTTTGCCGCCATGTGTTTGCTAATTTGTCTGCCTGATAGTGTAGTTGATTGTCCTATACGTTTGTCAAAGAATCTACAACCTGGATTTAATATTGCACCATACAGTGAATTTAAGTTAATCTTTTTTACAAGTTGTCTCTTGTCCCAAAATTCTATTTCTGCATCGTTACTTGCCTCTTTGGCTTTCTTCAACATACCTTGCATTTCTTTTCTTTCCTTGTACCAACGTGCAAGTAGTCCTGGAATCACTCCTTCAAATTCGCTTGTGAATATTGTGCCATTGGCACTTAACATCATAGGATTATTGCTGTCGAATACCATCTTGTATATTTCAGCACCACTCATGATCTCTGATTTGCCATCTTCCCAATCTACGTGTATAGAAATGTCTTTGCGTTGTTCCATCACTGCATCATATTCTAAAGAACCAAAATGATTCTCCCAAGCACCTGCGAATGATTTCTTCTGTAAAGTCATTTGTTCTTCAATGTATTCATCTGTGTGACTAGGTCTCAATTGTCCCATTACACATTCGGGAGCCATATTCAATGCTCTAATTACTGAAGGATATAGTGAATTAATATCCATTGATCCTATCCAATCATGCAATCCTTTTTTAGGAAATGCCACATATGCACCTGCGGCAGTTGTGCTGTCCGAATCTCTTTTTGGTCTATTAGGAACTTGTACTCCTCTTCTGTGTGCTTCGTTGATGATCGCCTGTTCCGTCACCGCAACTGCACCTAGTGTGGTTTGTAACAGAACTGTGTTTGCGTGTGCAAGTTCATTTGTTAGTGCAATAAATTTTAATTTTCTATCTAATTTGTCGATAAGATTAACATCTTGTCTGTTGTATTCTATGAATGTTCTGAAATCTTGATTGTATAATTGATCTAAACTCCCTTCATAGACTGTTTTCTTTTCTCCTAATTCATGTTCGCCGATAGCATCTAATCTGTACGAATGTCTTTCTTCATATGTGTATTTTCTATAAAGTTCTAATGAATCTAAATGAACTCTACCTACTAGGTCGTATGTTTCTTGTTCACGACCAAATCTTTCAAATACTCTTTTCTTAGGCAGTTGTTTCCATAAGCAAAGTTTTCTTGTGTCATCTTTGCTTAGGATTTTTTGTATTCTGTTTACTACATAAGGAATATCATAACCTTCTGAGTTCCAACCACTTATTACATCAGCATCTTGGATAACATCTAAAAATGCTGTCAGCATTTCTCCCTCGTCTTTGTAGAGATATAAATTATCAATTCCTTTTGTGACTTCTTGTGCTTCTTCAATACTCATTGTCTTAGGTGGCAAAGCGAAAGTGACTGTGCTATCTAGCCATTGCAAATTGACAGTGATTGCAGTTATAGGCATAAATGGATCACTTGGATTGCTGAATCCTTTTTCCGGATCAAAGTCTGCTTCTATATCAAAGAAAGCAGTTCTTAATTCTGGAGCATCGCGATTCAAATAGTTTTCGCTCAAGCATTGGAATATTGGATTTATGTCTGATTCGAATAAATTTTTGTTTCTATTAATTGCAAGTTCTTTATGGAAATCTTTTGTAGTCTTAGAAATAATTCTGTTTAAGGATTTACCCGTGGTGCTTTTGTATTTGCCTCTTGGGTCTTCATAATAAAATGTGTATTTGATTGGATATTCTTTGAAAACTCTTTCGCCATTTTGACGTTCAACTATTCTTATGAGATCTGCACCTCTGTCAAAATAACCATCTATGTAACTCATTTATTCTCCTAATGTCATTTGTGGCTGACACATACCTAATAATCACTTGTGGCTGATTGGGCCTAACGCAAATAAAATAACATTATACCGCCTATTCCGGTAATTGTCAATACTGCATTTGTAGTTATCAGTGCCGGCTCTTTCCAAATCACCGAAACGACTAACCAAATTACTCCTCCTAGTGCTAGAAGCATTGGACCTATCGGGTAAAGATGAGGAAATCCTGCATTAACGAAAGTTCCTACAATTAAAGTAAATGTAGCAACCCATTTTAAAATTTGATCAATTTTGTTCATACTTGTCAAATACTCTGTTGATTACATTGTTCACTCTTACAAAGTGAGCCGCCTTAGGCATATCTTTAATTCGTCTTGCTCCTATATAAGTGCAAGTGCTTCTTACTCCACCTAAAATTTGTTCAACAGTGTCTTTGACTGGGCCTTTATCCTTCAATGTAACTGTCTTGCCTTCTACGCCTCTGTATCCGTCTTTTCTTTGTCCGTGTGTGTTCAATGCTGTTTGTGATGCCATTCCATAAAAAACTCTCTTGCCGTCTTGCAATTCTAATTCTGATTCGTCGTGTCCTGCTAACATACCTCCAAGCATTACAAAATGTGCACCGCCACCTAATGCTTTGGAAACGTCTCCTGGTTGTGTACAACCACCATCTGCAATAATGTGTCCACCAACTCCATTAGCGGCATCTGAACATTCCATTATTGCCGAAAATTGCGGAACACCTACTCCTGTCTGCGTCCTTGTGGTACACACACTACCTGGACCAATTCCAACTTTAACTATGTCTGCACCTTTTATAATTAATTCTTCTGTCATATTAGGTGTGACTACATTTCCAGCAATTATAATTTTATCTGGATATTCTGTTCTAATTTTTGTAACAAAGTCTACAAATGATTCGTGATAGGCATTAGCAACATCAATTGTGATACAAGGTATATCAGGAAATGCTGACATCACTTGTTTAAGTGTTTGATAATCATGTGCGTTCTCGTCCCATATAGCACCCGTTCCAACACAGGCAGAAACGTATTTAAATTTTAATCCTGTGCCTGCGGCTTGTTTCCAATCATCTAGATTATAATGCTTTCTAATTACCGTGAGCATTTTGTATTCTTGTAAAACTCTCGCCATTGAAAATGTGCCTACTCCATCCATGTTACTAGCCATAATAGGAACATATGACAATTCTTTTCCACTGTTTCTAAATTTGAATTTTCTCAAGATATCAACATCACGTCTAGAACTTAAAGTTGATCTTTTAGGATGTAATAAAACGTCTGAATAATCTAAATGTATATTGTAATCAATTCTCATTAAAAAAGTCCTTTATGTTTACCGCTCTATCATCAACCCAAACATCATACACAGGTTTCTTCATCTGTATTGATGTGTGCTTTACACCCCATTCTGCAAGTTGTTTGTTTGTTAACTCAGTCCAATCTATGCCTGAATTGCCACCTCTTGCTGTCCAGTAGTGTAATTCGTTGCCTTCATCAAACAATTTGTTTAACTTTGCTATACGTTCTAGATCAGGTTGACTGTTTTCGTAATCGCTATTTTTATTATAACAAATTGTGTTGTCGATGTCGACAATGTATTTCATTACTTGTCTTTGCCAACTGCAATAATTAGATTCTCAAGACTGTCAAAAGCCTCAGAATATTTGCTCCACTCTCCTTTGTGTGCAATCTTTATTGCCTTGTTTATTAAAGCAGGTTTTACTTCTAGTTCTTCTGCAACTGCTTTCACAGTGTCTTTTAGTCCTGCGTTTAAGTCTTCTATTTCCTGTAGAACGTTTGAACCTTCATCTACGATTCTTTTTAGTTTTGCTTGTTCTTCAGGGCCGTATGTTCTTGCTGACATATTATTCTCCTTTTAGATATGCTACCATGTTTTCAGGCGTTGATTCTACATATGGGTCATCGTCTGTGCCTTCATTGTTTATGCCTGGCTCTTGCCACCATCTTTCTACTACACCGTCTTTTACCACTGCCATGTATCTCCAACTTCTATTTCCAAAGCCTAAATGGTTTTTACCAATCAGCATACCCATAAATCTTGTAAAGTTTCCTGATCCATCTGGAATCATTTTTACGTTTTTAATTTGCATTTTTTCTGCCCAAGCATTCATCACAAAAGAATCATTTACTGACACACAATAAATTTCATCAATGCCCATATCTTTGATTGCATTGTATTCTTTTTCAAATCCTGGAAGTTGTTGTGATGAGCAAGTAGGAGTAAATGCTCCTGGTAAACTGAATATTACCACTCTTTTGCCTTTAAAATATGAGTCAGTTGTTGCGTTATGCCATTCTCCACCGATAGCACAACCGCCATCAGTTTCAACTTCGTCACCTGTTCTTATTCTGAATGTTACTTTTGGAATTTTAAATCCTTTAATCATAAATTACTTTACCTGTATAAAAATTAATATAATGAATTATACTTAATTCTTACGGTAAAGTCAATGATTAATCTTTGATAGGACTGTCTTTTTCTTCGTAGAAATAGTCGTTGCTGTCACCAAAAGTGACACTGCTTTCGTTTTCACAGAAAAATTCACGTGTGCTTACTTGGAAGTCTGGTCTTTTTAGTTCTGATGGAGTAAGTGATTGTTCGTACCAAAGCATTCTATTATTTGGTTGTGCGAAATATTGTCCGTTTATCAGTCTGCCAAAATTGTGTTGTTTGTGTTCACTTGGCACTTCCGAAACACCAGTGTTTACAGAGTTGGCATCACCATGACAAGCGTCAACAGTGAATAGGTATTCACCCTTCATTTTGCCACCACCCTTTAACATTATTTCTACGTCACAGTTTTTCAGCATAGATTTTGTCCATACTTGTATATTGGAACTAAAACTGTCCCATAATTCTAATGTGCCTAGTGGTAATTGTTCTTCTTCTTTGATGTCTGTGCGCCACACAAATGCTGACAATGGAAACTTATCAAAACAAGCACCGTACTCTGGTAGGTATGCTTCGAACATTAATGCTCTGCCTTGCACTGATTTAACTGCTATGATAACTGCCTCTACGAACTCGCCGTGGCCTCTCTCAAGGTCGTGTAAGTATTCTTTACGAACCCAACATTTTGTATACGGAATATTTGCAACGAAATTCAAGACACAACCTCCCCCTTGTTAATATATTGTATTTATGGAAAAAAATTATCTTATGGAGTTTAAAAGGTTATTTTGACTTGCGTTTTTTTCTGCCGGCGCAGTGTGCTTTTTGTGAAAAGCCTTTTGGATTTGAACAATTGATTGATTTTTTATATTTTTTTGACCACTTCTCTAAAACAACTTCCGCAATTTTCATTATGCTGTTTTATGTTTATTCCTAATAGACCATGAATAAAAATTAACTTTGCTTTTAACTTTCATGTAAAATCTAGTGATATCATTTTTTACAGGCATTAAGTAAGGTACGTTCCTTTGTCTATTTCTTATTTTCATTATTTTTTCTTTTTTGTAGCAACGTTGATTGCTTTTCCTCTTCTGTTTGGATTAGGATCTTTTCTTCTTTTTCTACGTGCCGCACTTGCTCTGCCTTTTTTACCTAAGGCGTAGGCTTTTCTGGCAGGTAGGCATTTTGGCTTGCCTTCACCTTTTGACTTGCCTCCACATGATCCTCTGATTTTGCCACCAGGTCCCATGCGTACCCATTTGTCTTTGAACCATTTTTTAAGATTTTCGTCTAGGGATTCATCTAAAACAAGACTGTAACAATTAACACAGAAGTCAACGTGTTCTCTCTTAACGCAGTTGGGTACACGTTTTCCGAACATGGTCTTCATGCCCTTCTTTTCGTAACCCTTCCAACAACGTGTGCCTTCTACGACTTCGTTTACCTTCATTACTTTTTACTCTTGTTGCCCCAATTAGCCGCGCCTTTTTTACGACACTGAACTAGAGCACCAGAGGCGTAAGCCGAAGGCCAAACTTTGTATCTTGATCTGACTTTGTGATAGCAGGCGTCTTTTTTCTCTGCTAATTTTTCGAATTCTTCTTCTGAGATAGGTTTACCAATAAAGTCTTCTAGAACAGGTTCAGTCTTTTTTTTAGACATCTCTTCTAGTTTTGATTGATATTTTTTGCTGATAGTTTCTTTGTATGTAGGTGCAGGCTGTTCTGATTTTGCTTTTATCGCCTGTACAATCTTTGTTCTTGATTCCGTCATCTCTTCGCTAGACATCATTTCGTAATCCATGTAATGGAACACTGAACTTAGATAATCACTTGCTTTTGTAATCTTAGCCGCGACCCAACCTTCTAAACCTTGTTCTTCCGAAACGTTTTTTAATCTGTCATGTAGTTTTATTGAATATTTTGCCGCTTTGTATAAATCTGATCTTGCCATTTGCACTTCGTGATCCTGCTCTACTTTGTGTGCCATCTGTGCTAGGTCTTCTGATACACCTGCTTTTCTAAGTCTTTTTGCTTGGCTCTTGTGCATCGCAACTGCTTTGTCTAATTCTTTTGCTATCTTTTTAACGTTTGCAGGAATTTCTTTTGATTCCTCTTCGTTTTGTTTTCCGTAAGTGATGCAAGGTGTTTGTCCACATCCACAATTCTTTTCTTGTTTTTCAACTTTTACTGATTCGTCTTTAATTAAATCGTGTTGGTGTTTTTGTAAATCTGTCATGTTATCGAATGTTCCTGTTAGTTTGCCGTGTCTGTACGAATAAAATTTACCTTTTAAATTTTTTGCTGATAATCCGTATTTGTTCATGTTCATGTCACTTGGTTCTGGTTTTGTTTCGTCTGGACCATCATATTCAGGTAGTTTGTCTTCTGCCCTTAATGAAGATAGTTTGTATCCTTTTGCCATGTACTCGTCTTTTTTCTCTGCTGGAATAAGGATTGTTTTGCCATCTTTGTGTACATACAATTTTGGACTTGCTTGACCCATTCTTTTTAAGTCTGCCGCCTGTACTCCATCACCTGACATTTCTTTAAATTTCATAATTAATCACAACATTCGCAAGTGCAAGTGCCACAATCACAATCGCAAGTTTCCTCACAATGGTGTTCGCAACTACAATCTTCGCAAATGCATTTTTTGTTATCTTCCATGTTAATATTTATCTCTTTAGTGGTCCACCAAATAAACTCACTCCTGGTAGTGCATGAGCGCCTTTGGCTGTTCCATCTGCTTTTTTAGGTTGTACTACTTTTGGTAGTTTAGGAGCCTTCGTACCTGACTTTCCCGGACTGCCTGTGTATGATTTTTTAAATCTATCAGGGCCTACTGCGATATGCGGTGACGGTACCGTTGCTATACTGCCGGCACTTGTTGCACCTGCTGACGCTACCTCTGATATGATTTCTCTAATCTTCATAATACTATTTACTGCCTTTAAAAAGATTCTTCACTTTTTTAGAAGTGCTGTATTTTGCGTGTGGCACTTTAAGGTTCTTTTTCCCATAAATGTCACCTATTTTATGACGGTACACCATAAGTTCAGGATCTAACCCATAATGATAATCAATACGGGCCTCTACGACTTTGATGTCCTTATAACGCATTTACTTCTTAAATGGGTTTAAACCTTTGATACTTTTTACAGCACCTTTGGTTTTATCACCAACTGCTTTTGTCAATTTCCCTACTTTGCCTTTTACGTCTGGCATTTTTACCTTAGGCATTTTAGGCATTTTTAGTTTCATCATAGTTGTTCTCCTATGTGTATTTATCGGATTTGGGGGTAGTATTTAGGCTAATTTCTTGAGGTGTTCTATGCCGTTGTCTATTACTGCACGGTCATTTAAACTGCCTGGACCTTGTTCTTCGGCGCCTGATGATAGCGATTCAAGTCCTTCAACGAACTTGTCAGATGTTATTTCGCTTGATTCGAATCTTCCTTTCAACGCAAGAATGCTTGTAGCGGTCTCTTTTGCCCAACCATTTCCTTCGTCTCTAAGTCTTATAAGTTCTGTTAAGTAGTTCATATTGTTATTTATACTTTTTTAGGACGCCAGCCACCTCTTTTGCCGTTTGCGTTTTTGTCCCAGTGTTGCACCGTGCCGTCTTTCAGTACACGATAACTCTTAAACTTTTTAGGCTTCTTGCCCAATGTATTGTAAGGTTTAGGTTTATTCGCTCTTCTGAATGCCATTGATAGTATCCTATACTATATTTACCAATGGAACTATTACTTTTTCTTCTTTCTGCCTCTTCGCATATTAATCTGCCAACGTGCCAACTGCCCTTTTCTGCCAGGTGCTTTTGCGGCTTTTTGTAATTGTGCCATTGTTGCACCTTTAGGTATTCCATGTCGTTGACTGTCACCAGGTTTGCCTGGCCCTTTACCATCTGCAAAGTTATCAAACATTTTTTTTGGTTTGCCTTTGCCTAAACCTAATTTCTTAACATTCATGTACTGTCCGCCTACTGGCACATCTTTTGTGGCATTTTGTTTTGTCACTATGCCTACACCTGCGGCTTCGTCTTTGGCTGTCATGTATTTCTGTTTGTATGTTTCCAATCCTGCTTTTACTTTATCTATGGAATCTCTATTTGCTTGATACAATATACCGTATCCACCTCTTCCTGTCCATCTTTGTATATTGATTGGTCTATCATCAACTAGAATATTTGGCTTGTTATTTTTATTCATTGCATAGGATTCTTTACGTCCTGTCACAATTATTTCTTGTGGCTTTGGAAGATGTTTTCCTATCCACACTTTTTTGTAGTATGCTGAATTTTTATTATCACCTCTTAACGGAGATGTGTTAATAGAATACACTCCACCCGTAAAGTCCTGCACTAATTTCACTAAAGAATCTGCCGAATTAAATTTTGGCAAAGTTTCGAAGAAATTTGTACCCGTAATTTTTTTAATCACTTCAGTCTTTAAATCTTTTGTTTTATCAGAAGTTAATTCTTTCCAGTGTTGGACTCCATACAATTTTTCTATTCCACCAAAAAAATCTGCAAGGACTCCGTCCATATCCAAATAAACTGTCGGCATCGATTCCATATTTTCATTATACAACCTTTTGTTGTAGATGTCAATGGTTCTGCTTATTTCGGAAAGTCGCATTAATTAAAACCAAAATGTGTTACTTCTGGATATTTGGCAATAATTTTTCTGGCTAGTTCGTTGTGATATTTGATTGTTTTATTCATATGCCCTTCTTCTCTGCCACCAGTGTACATTGTGGGTCCACCTGGATTTTTATCAACTTGGGTTGGTTCGTATGGTGAAGGCTTGTCAATATTCTTTTGAAGCCATTGTGTAGTCCTAGCAATAAATTCTTTTGCCGGTACAGGTGGTTGATTGTCTTCAAAGTCTGGATTGTAACCTAGTGCATCTAGAAATTGTCTCATACTTGCGTTGCTCATGTATGGAGTATCTAATGGCTCGTCTTTTTGCCAAGCATCTGGGAAAGTCCAAGTCTTTTGTGTTTTGTCTTTAGGGTCTTTGAAGTAAGGCATCATTGATGCGCCTTCTAAAAGTTCGTGAAATCTCATTAGTCACCCTTTTGTTTGTCGTCTAACTTCTTCTGAACAAAGTCAATTAATTTTAAAGTAAATTCTTTGTTTTCCATATCTTCTTGTGTAAATGCAGGTTTCATTTCTATTTGTCTTTCTATGCCTGCAACTTTTGTGTTTAGGAATTGCAGTATGTCAACTTTCATCTGTGCGTCAATGTCTGCGTCTTCTGGAAATGATCCCTTTATTTCCTGTGCTATGTCATCTTCAACCTTGCCAAGTGCTGTCAAGGCCGATGTTTTTGTGCCATCATCCATAGCCAATTCTGAAATTCTGTCTTTCATGGAAGAAATGTCTACTAATAGTTTTCTAATATCTATGTCGGTATTATCATCTTCCTGCATATCATCTTTCACATACTTGTCTTTAATTTTTCCTATTTCTTGATGTGAAGCACCTTTGCCTGCGGCACTTTGAATTTTACGCATACCTTCTTTGCCGTACTTCTTAACTCCTGCACGATACATGATACCACTTTCGTCTATGTCTAAAATTTCTTCTTTAGGCATATTTTTCTCTGCCCATTTACGTAATTCTTCTTTTCTCTTTGCGATAGTTGCCTGTGTTTCAGGATCTCTCATTCTAGGATTATTCTGAATCTGTTGCAGAGTTTTCATCTTTTCTTTGTAGTCAGCCGCATCCTTCGGATCTGGTTGTCCTGCAATTTTAAACTCTGGTAATATGTTTCTTATCTTCATTTCTTCCTACCTCTAAACGGTGTATATGAACCTTGCATATATGGTCTTCTGAACCATAACTTAAACCATTCTCTATCACCTGGCTTCAAGCCTAGTTGTTTTTCCTTCTGCTTTAAAGCAGTTGCAGTATGACTGATATTTTGTTGCGTCTCGTGTTTTTGCTCACTACCAATGCCTGCAAGTTTTTTCAACTCTGCTATGTTCATATTTATGCTGGCTCCTTCTGTACACCCATGCCTTTACGCACCTCATCGTACATACTTTTTGCTAGTTTTGTAGGCAATGGAGTCATACGTATAAAGTTCTTTTCATCACCTCTCATTGCTAATTCACGCATTTTACTGGCGCTAATCCCCTCAATTCCGGGCGAGTCAGGATCTCTAGTACCTGCGTCCACAGTTTTAATAGATTTGAAGTTATAGTCTTTGCCGTTGTATCTGTTTAATAATGTATTGAATGTGTTTGCTCTATCGCTACCTGCAACATATATTATATCTGTGTATCCTCTTTTTTGTAGATATTGCATTGCTTGTACCCATGTCCTTACTGAACTGTCACCTAATTGTATTCCAGGAAACATTGCTGTGGCGTATTTGACTTTTTGCTCGTGTGTTAATGGATCAGTTGCTGGACTGGCACTCTTAGATGGCCCTAAAAACAGGTAAGGGTCTCCTGCCTGTGTCATGATTGTGTTTACTAATTTTTTGTGACCTGCTGTTGGCGGATTCATTCTGCCAAATGCGAATACTGCCGTTTTACTTGGAGCCTCTACAACTTCTACTATACGCATGATTACTCCTCATTTTCAGCATCAAACATTCTAGCCATTAGTGTTTTCTTATCTTCTGGTGTAACCATGTCCATCATTCTAGATGGAATATTAAATTTCTTTGAATATTCGCTCATAGCATATTCAATCACAGGCATCATCATTTCATTGTTGCCTGTTTGCTTTGCTTTGTTCATTGCAGGAAAATAATGTTTTCTGTAAAAGTCATCATCATTCATCATGTAATGATACATATCGTCCATTAGATCGTAATCTAATTTTATTTCATTGTTGAATTCATACAGTCTTACCATTTTCTACAACTCCAATATCTTGCTTTTGTTCTTGGACCTGGATTATCACAGTTGTGTCTTGCTCTAAAACTTCTACGTCTAGCAGGATTAGATTTTTTAATTCTCATATTAGGATCACCGAAGTTAACTTTTTTAATATTTTTAGTTTTCGGATCTCTTACAAATACTTTAAATTTTTTTACATCACCACGCATTGGTTTGCCTAATGATACTTTTCTACCTCTGTATTCTGCTTCATCTAAAGATTCATCTTCGCTGTACCACATATCTCCGTATGCTTCGTGGAAACTGTCTCCGTCGTAAGTTTCTTCATCAGGATCGTTATTGCTTATTTCAACTTCTAATCCTTCAACACCCATTTCTTGTAAATTTTTAGAAATAGCATCAGCAAGTTCGTCTGACTCAAATTCGTCTAATTGTCTATGCAATTCTAGTCTTAAAACTTGATTGCCATCTACGTTTTCAAAAGTAGTGTAATTTGTTTCGCTTTCTAAAAGACCAACTGCACTATGCCATAGACATACATCTATTTCTGATTCTGTAAAGTCTTTTTCTTTAATAATGTTTATATAATGATGCATATTAATTGTTTAACAATACTGAATTGACAGTGCCGTCTGTATACACTAACACTGCTCTAACCCAGACAAAGTTTCCTGTAAAGTTAAAAACAAAAGAACCATCTTTTCCGGCAGTTGTACTATCATATAAAGCGCCAGCAATATTGAAAAAATCTGCATCTGCGGGTGTGGTTGCTAATGTTCCTTGTATTTGTATTGTGCCAGCGACGCCATTCACATTCATCTGTACGGTGTGGAAACCGTCTGATCTGCCAAAATATCCGTCGCCTTTGAACTTCTCACCAGTGACAGTGACACTCGTGCTATCACCTGGATGGCCCTGATTTGACATTATTGTTGTGCTTGTTGCTGGCATATGCTTATATTTAGCCTATATGCCGTCTTGTGGTGCTAGGCTTGTTTTTCTAAAAGTTTGATGTTATCGGGTATATCAAGCACTAAACCTTTGTCATTTGCGGTTACTTTGACCTCACCACCCTGCTTTAATTTACCGAATAACAGTTCTTTACTCAAAGGTTGCTTAATCTTGTCATCTATTAACCTTTGCATAGGTCTTGCTCCCATCTTGCTGTCATATCCATTGTCCACAAGATAGTCTATTGCTTCGTTTGTAAGTTCTAATTTAACACTTTTTTCTTTAAGCATATTCTTCAGTTCTAGCATAAATTTGCCTACAATCTTTATCAACACTTCTTTAGATAATTTAGCAAATACAACAGTCGCATCAAGCCTATTTCTAAATTCCGGAGCAAAGAAACGTTTCATATCTTTGTCATCATATTCAGTATCTTTAGTTTGATTGAAACCCATAGCATTTTTCTCTAATTGATCAGCGCCTAAGTTAGTTGTAAGTATTAATACAATATTTTTACAATTTGCAGATTTTCCATTGTTTCCTTGTATTGTACCTTCGTCCATTATTTGTAACAATATTTGAGAAACATCAGGGTGTGCTTTTTCGACTTCATCTAGCAACAATACACAATTTTGATGTTCTTGCAATTTTGTAATTAACAATCCTGTATTTTCTTCAAAACCAACATACCCTGGTGGTGAACCAATTAATTTACTTACAGAATGTTTTTCTTGATATTCTGACATATCAAATCTTACTAATTGAACTCCAAGTTGTTCTGCCAATTGTTTTGCTGTCTCTGTTTTACCACAACCAGTCGGTCCCATAAACACAAATGATCCAATAGGTTTGTTGTCTCTTTTTAATCCTGCCTGTGCAACAAGTATTTTGTCTACGACTGTGCTGATTGCTTTTTCCTGTCCAAATACAGTGGCATTCATATTTTTAGATAAGTTAGCAAGATTGCTAGATTCTTTTTCAGCAATATTTTCTACAGGCATCTTAACTTGTTTAGATAATTCAAATTGTATTTCGTCTGCTCCTATTACCCTGTCTGCGTCTGCTTTTAGATTAAATCTACTACAAGCCAAATCTATCAAGTCAATTGCTTTGTCAGGCAATTTTTTATCAGTTTGATATTTTACACTTAATTTTACAGCAGATTCTATTGCTTCATCTAATATTGTTGCTTTATGAAACTCTTCGTAATATTTTTTAAGTCCATGTAGGATTTCTAGTGTAGTATTCTTGTCTGGTTCGTCTATGCTAATTCTAGCAAAACGTCTCATCAATGCTCTATCTTTTTCAAAATATTTTCTATATTCTTCCCATGTTGTACTTGCAACAACTTTTAAATCACCTTTCGTTAATACAGGCTTCAATAAGTTTGCTAGGTCGTTGCTGTTTTGTCCACCACCAGCACCAGCACCACTTATATTGTGTGCTTCATCTATGAAACAAATTGTTTTGCCTTTCTTTTTCAATCCATTTAGGACCATTTTAAATCTTTCTTCGAAATCACCTCTGTATTTAGAACCTGCCAACATCGCTCCAATATCTAAATTATAAACTTCATAGCCAGTTAAAAATTCAGGACAAGTTCCATTTACAATATTAAAAGCAAGTCCTTCGGCTATTGCAGTTTTACCGACTCCAGGATCACCAACTAAAATTACATTGTTTTTAGTTCTACGTCCTAAAGATAAAGCAATCTGATTCAACTCTTCAATTCTGCCTATTACAGGATCTATTTTTTTCTTCTTAACTTCATTGTTTAAGTTAGACGTGTATTTGCTTAAAGCACGTTTTGTTTCACTTAAATCTACCTCGTCTTCATAGAGTTCTTCCATTTCGCTGTGTAGGAAATCCTGAAACTTGTCTTTATCAATCTGGGCCTCCATGATATAATAGTATGCCCAACTTTTTGTTTCGGACAATAAACTCATGAATACATCTGTTAAGTCAATATTTGTTCTGCCGCTGAATAAAACTTGAGTAAATGCTCTATTCAATACTCTTTCAACACTTACAGTCTTTTTAGGTTTATATTTTGCTGTAGACATTTTAATTTTATCTAATTTTGTATCGAGATATGTTTTCAAATGATTTTTCATATCTTCAGGATCAGCACCATATTCTTTTACAATGCCGTTGAACTTTTTATCTTCAAGCATAGAGAATAGTAAATGCTCAAGAGTCACGTATTCGTGTCTCCACGATTTAGCACTACCTACTGCTCTATCGAATACTGCCTGCAAATCACCACTTGGTTCAACCATATAATCCTTTTAATAATTTCTCTTGTTTCTTCTTTGCCATTTCCAAACGTAATTTTGAAACTCTTTGATCAAAGGTAATACCTTGGAGATGGTCGAATTCATGTAAAAATACTCTTGCATGGAATCCTTCTAACTTTATTATACATTCTTTTTGCTTTGTGTCAAGATATTGGACACTCACAACCGATGGTCTTTTTACCTTCATGTAAAGACCAGGAAAACTTAAACAACCTTCTTCCATTTCTACTTTTTCTGTGCCAACTTCGGTAACCATAGGATTTATTACTGTGATTGGATTTTCTTCACCCATTACAAATATCTGTGCATCTAGGCCCACTTGATTAGATGCTAGTCCAACACCTTTATACTTTAACATCATTTCAATCATTTCTTTGGATATTTTGTCTGCGTCCATAGTGTCAAAGTCAAATGGAGCCACTTGCTTTTCTAAAAATTCATTTGGTGCTTTAATCAGTTCCATTTCTTATTCCTTTTATTTTCTGTAAAGTGTGTTGATCTGTTATATTTGGAATGTCTGCTTGAATAGTAAGATATATGTTTCCTCTCCTACCACCTCTTGCAGGCAGTCCTTGTTCAGTAATACTTAACACCGTTCCTGGTTGTGTTGCCTTAGGTATTGATATTGATAGTTTCTTCCCATCAAGAGTAGTGATCTCTTTTTTGGTTCCTAGCATTAAATCAAACACATTCACTTTTTCTATTGTGTGTAAATTTGCACCATCTCTGTTCCATTTGTTGTGTCTTTTAATTCTTACTCTTACAAGCAGGTCTCCTCTTGGAGCATTAGAATGATAATCATCTCCTAGACTAGGAAATTTAATTGTTGTATTATTATCTACACCTGCAGGTAAATTTATGTTTACACTTTGTTCTTTTCCATTGGTTAATCTATAAGTGGCAATCATTTCCTTGCCTTTTAAAACATCTTCTAAAGATATTTCAGTTTGTATGATAATATCTCTATTTTTCCTAAATGGTTGTCTTTGTCCAAATGGTGATCTGCCTCCGCCAAAGAATTGATTGAATACGTCGCTTATGTCGTCTGGAAAACTATCAGTCCTGAACTCCCAACTTCTATTTCCTCCCTGTTGCGGATTTGCAGTACCAAACATATCGTATTGGTTTTTCTTTTGTGCATTGCCTAATACTTCGTATGCTTCGTTTAATTGTTGAAATTGCTTTGGGTCACCACCTTTATCAGGATGATGTTTCATGGCTTGTTTCTTAAATGCACGTTTGATATCACTCTGTGATGCATTGCGATTCACACCTAAGGTTTTATAATAATCCATATCTATATTATATAATGACTTATACCAAAAAGTCAAGTCCTATGTAGTATTTAATATTTTGGATTGTCCTTATTTTTTACCGTTAGGCAAATTGGCACCAGGCTTACCAACATATAATCCAAAGAATGCCGCACCGGCACCTACTATTGTTGATATAAACATTGCCTGAGCATTTGATGGATCAGTCAATGTCATAAACCATGTGATTGACTTGTAGAAGGCATAGATGTAAGCCAACATTATAAGTCTAGGAATTAATCTAAATTTGTCTAATATACCTGCGGTTTTATTGTACCATGTTGGTGCATCGTCTCCTGTTTTTGGCACAAGGTCCTCTTTTGGTACTTCATACTCTTTAGAAACTTCTTTTACCTTTACTTTTTGCACTAACATATCTTCTTTTAATTCAGCCATTATTTTTTCTCCAATTTCTTAATACGTTTTTCCAGGTCAGCCATCTTTTTGCTTAATGCAGGAAAACGTTTCATCATTTTTTCTTCTTTGCCTAAAACTTCTAAATCATATCTTTTCGCCGCCCAGTTGTAACAGCAATCTACTTTTGCATAGAACCAAACACCCATCTTAGTTTTTCTGAACCAAGAATTTGTTGCTTGTCCTAAAATAGCACCAACAATAGATTTAATTAAAAAGAACCACATTAGATGTTATCCTTGTTAGGCACTATTGAACCATTTCCAAATAGATCAACGGCTTTCCATGCGGAATATTTTTTCCATTCTGCTACTGGTGGTTGTGCGTCATTCATTGCAAGAAGAAATACTTTGTCGCTTATCACTTTTGCCTTTGCTACTAAATCTTTGTCTTCTTTCTTTTTCATTTTCCATCTATACTGTCTAATTGTTTTGTATAGTAAGTCATGTATGATAGCCGCTCTTGCCACGTCCCATGGAGCAATCAAGGCCCATGCCGCTCTTGGAACAGATGCTAAATCAGTTTCAAATCCTTTAGGCACAACAATACTTTCAGTTTTGTTTGTGTCTCTTTGTACTTTAAC